TGTTCTGTCTGTGGATTCTTTACACCTATGACCTGTGTTCTTACCGGTCCGTCTGCTGGTAATAATTCTTTGTATGCCTGTGCCTGAAACTGTGTTACTGCCTCAGCTAACACTGGGTGTGTTGCACCTGAAGCTCCCTGAAATGGTTCTGTTCTATTCTCGTATTTGAAACCAAGTAGATCTAATCCTGTGATATAGGATTGCTCCCATTCTTTTCTTGACGCCTTGTAATCCATGTAGTTTTGAGTCATCTCGTTTCCTACCGGTTCCAAAACATCGTCTGGTAAAAGTTCTGCTAGATTATCAAAGTGTGATTCTGTCCCTGGTACATTAATTGCACCTGGCTCGTAATCTAATGTTACGCCACCATCCTCTTCGGGTATGACCTCGATCGGTCCTTTTTCCTCTACTGGTTCCTGAACAGCAACATCTTGAATCTCCTCTTGTGAGGGGATCTCTTCTTTGTTTCTAGTGTTCGGGAGTCCTTTGTCTATTTCTGCCATTTAATACTCCTATAAGTTTCTAACACGTTTTAACAGACCTGGCAACCCTTGAGACATGGGTCCCGATTCTGGTGGTGGGCCTGAATCCACACCAGCTAATTTAGCGATACCACCGCCTGCTAAACCAGGTAGATAATCTGTTATAGGTCTTTGTAAAACATTACCAACCTGTTCTTGTCTTTTGGCTGCAAGATCAGCTTGATCTTTAGCAACTGCTTGTTCGACTAATGGTATTTGATCGAAAGCATCTACTCTTTCTGGTATGACCTGTCCAGTTTTTGGATTAATAAATTGTTTTGTAACATCAAGTAAATCTCGTTCTGCTTTTTGCACCATCTGTGGATACATGAACAGATCATCTGGTCCCATGAACTCGTCAGCTCTTGCATCCTGTTTTTCAAATGCCTCTGTTTTTTTAAAAAAATCTTGCGCACGTTTAATACCAGCGGTATCAAAACCCATCTCTACTGCTTTATCTAAAAAAACTCTTTTATCAGATTTACCAATTAAATTAAATGTTGAGTCTGCTAAAATATTAGCAGGTGACTTACCACCTTTGTATCCCATGTATGCTATTGGTAAAGCAGCCACAGCCTCAAATGCCAAGGCTCCTGGTCCTAGAGTGCTAGTAAAAAGAGATCGTGCTGCATTAAGTTTTCTTGCAGTATTTAAAGTTTTAACAGCTTGTGGAGCTTTGTTAGTTTGAATTTTTAAAAGATCCTCTTGTTTTTTTATATCATCAACGTAAGACATTGGATCATCACAACTACCAAGTCCTCCGCTGTTACCAGCAAACTTACATTTAAAACCAAGCTTTCTTAAATTAGCAGCGATTTGTTTAGGAGTTCCTTCTTTTGCTTGAATCATACTTTTTCCTAAAGCTGGAATAAAACTAGTTTTTTTAGTAACGGGAGCAGCAGAACTTTTAAATATAGGTTTACCTGTCTTATCTGGAGTTATGGTAACTTCATCTAAATAACCACCATATTTTTTACTAAAATTATTTTTTAAAGTATTCATCTCTTTTACAACCGCAGCTTTTCCATCCAAAGTTTTTGTTTGTTCAAACTTTCTAATTAAATCGTTCATTGGAGTATCAAACTGTGCTCTTTTAATTGTTGCGTTAAATTCTGCAGAAGTGGGATTTAATTTTATATATTCTATTTCATCTGCGTAACCTAAATCTATTATTGATTTAGGTATTTTATGATCAAACATAATTGCTTGTGATAAATTTAAAGTTTTTTTAGCTTGAGGCCACTGATTTTTTTGAGCTTGTTTTACAGCGTTAGAGGCCTCTCTAAACATTTCCTTATATTTAGGATCAACCCTATCTTTTAAAAAAGATAACAAAGCATCTGTTCCTAAAAAAGGTCTTTGAAAATTTTTAACATTTGTTAATAAATCTTGATTTATTTCATTAGCAATTAACCTAGCTATTGGACCTTTGATAGATTTATCTAAACCAAATTTTTTAAGAGTGGGATCATTAGCAAATAAATTTCTTATATCGGGTGTTCTTCTAGATCCTGGTTCAGGTATTATATTTTCAAATATAGCTGTAATTCTTTTTCTAACATTAGGATTATTATTATAGATTACAGTTTTAAATATATCTTTTAATTGTCTAGAATTAAAAGCATCGTCTGCTTTTGTTGTTCCTTCTCGCACAGACAAAATTGTGTTTATAAAATCATCACTAAAACCAGTTAGACGACCTTTACCTCTAGCTTCGGTAATATTAGCTTTTATTGTTTTAGTTATAAGATTATCTTTACCAAAAGTTCTAATAAAAGCTTTTTCAAACTTAACAGGATCAGAATATCTTTTAGCGTTTGTAGTTAACCATTTTTCTGCTTGATTAAAAAATTTATCTCTTTTAGCATATCTAGTTTTTTGAGAACTAGAGCCTTTTTCTAAAGCATCATATGCATCTCTATCATCAAGTATGTCTAAAATTGTTTCTTGGTCTAAACCTGTATTTTTAACAATAACATTTAAACGATCTTGATCTTTTTTTATTAGTGAAAATATTCCTTGTTTAGCATCCTCTGGAGAAATAAGTCCTGTTGGATTAACTTTTGATTTTTGAAATAATAAACTTATGTCATCGTCTGCATATGCTTTAAGTATAGCATCCGAAATATTGTCCATGGCTTTAGTTGTAAATTGTCCTTTTCTATTTCCAACAGGTTTAGCATACCCCTGCCTCACAC